AAGAAAAAGTAAAAATAAATTAATTAATTCAAACTCTTCTTAATTTTCAAAGCCCTATACAAAACCATTTCCCTATATAGCTTTAAAAATGAGGTGAGCAAGTATATTTTTATTTATTTTTATTTTTTACTTTTTATTTTTTACTTTTTTACTTTTATATTTTATATTTTATTAAATTATTTTATTATATAATCTATATATATATAAATGTCTAAAAGTAATATTCTTGATTCACTTAAAAATAAAAATATCAGTAATGGAACTCTAAATTTATATTTAAAAAATTTAGTAAGATTGAATGACGGACAAGATATTAAAAATTTAAATTTCTTAAAGAATCCAGAAATAATTTTAGAGAAAATAAAAGATAAAAGTAAAAATACTCAAAGGACTTATTTAATAGCAATAGTATCATTATTAAAAGATTTATACACTCAACCAAAATATAAAAAATTATACGATTCTTATTATAAATATTTATTTGATAGTAATAATGAACTAAAAAATAATACTACTAAATCTGAAAAACAAAAAGAAAATTGGATATCTCAAGATGATGTTATATCAATATATTCTAAATTACAAACTGAAGCAGAACCACTTTTATTAACAAATAGAAAAAAAGATGCAACAGATAAAGATTGGAATATTATATTAAATTGGTTTGTATTATCTTTATATACTGAACAAGCTCCACGTCGTAATAAGGACTTTTTATTAATGTATATTGTTAAATCATTTTCACCTGATTTTGATAAACAATATAATTATTATTCAATGGATGATAACACATTTCATTATTTTAATTTTAAAACTCAAAAAACTTATAAACTCCAAGAAATAAAAGCAAATGAAAATCTTATTATTAATATAAATAAATATATAAATAATCATCCATTAAGAAAAGAAATCAAAAAAATTAAAGATTTAATGATACCATTATTAGTATTTTCTAATGGTCAGCCTTTTGAAAGTAATGATGCTATAACAAGAATTTTAAATCGTGTTTTTAATAAGAAGATTGGTGTGTCTCTTCTTCGTTCAATATTTTTAACTGACAAATTCAGCGAAGTTAATAAAGAAAAAGAAGAATTGACTAAACAGATGGGCACCTCAACAAATACAGCGGACACCAACTATATTAAATTGGATTGATTTAAATATAAGATATTATAATATATTATAAGATGCCCCGATTAAATATTAATTATCAAAATACAATTATTTATAAATTTGTTTGTAATGATATAAATATTTTAAAAGAAGAATATGTTGGAAATACGACACATTTTATAAATAGAAAAACAGCACACAAATTTAGTTGTAATAATCCAAGTTCTAATAAATATCATTATAAATTATATCAAACTATCCGTGAAAATGGTGGATGGGATAATTGGAAAATGATAATGATTGAAGAATACCCCTGTAATAATTCATTAGAAGCAAGAAAAAGAGAAAGATATCATCAAGAGATATTAAATGCATCTTTGAATATGAGAAAACCACAGCGAGATGAAATAGAAAGAAGAAAAGATAATTGTATTGAATTAAAAGAAAAATCTAAAATATATCGTGAAGAAAATAAAGAAATGATAAAAAATAAACAAAAAGAATATCGTGAAAAAAATAAAGAATTAATTAAAAAACAAAAAAAACAAGAATATGAAAAAAATAGAAATAAGTATTTAGAACGAAATAAAATAAATCGTGAAAAGGCTAAAATGTTAAAAACCTGTTAAATTTACAACCGCAATATCAGAAGGGACATTATTATTAACGCAATACTCATCAATAAATCTTAAATATTCATTTAAGTCGTAATTTTGTTTAAATAATATTATACGAAGTAGAACGTGTCTTCCGCAGGTATTAATATTATTTTTAAGGACTTGTAATTTCTTTTTATTATAAATAAATTTGTAAGGTGAATTAATTGTTTTTATTAATTTACTTAAATAATGTTTATCTTCTCCTAACATTTTTCTCATTCCCGCAGATATAAAATTTAATTCTCCATCAGGACGAACGCCGTAAGAATCAAACCACTCTATTGTATTATTATATTTTAATATACAACACCAATGCCCCGATTGAGGCTCACTTTCCGTAAGTATAATTTTATAATCTTTGTTATTTGGTAATAATTCATCCATTGTATTATATTTACTTAATTCAGAATATTTCAATATTCTGTCATTATTTACATCATCTAAAAATCTTGAAAAATCTTCACCTGAAATCATTAAAGCAAGTGCATTAGTGTATTTTTCTATTTTCATTTTTATTCTCTCTGACATTATTATATAATATATAACATTATATAATTAAAAAAATAAATTTATTTTGGATTATTTTTAAAATAATTATTTTCTAACTTATATATATATAGATGCATTATAAAAAAGACTATTTATTTGGAACGACTCAAGAGTTAGAAATATTTAATATTATAAAAGATTATTTTAAAACAGATTTAATCAGATGTGCAACAAACTGTAAATACGATTACGCGGACAATGTTTCATCTTACGAAGTTAAAAGCAGGACAAATACTTTAAAGTATTATCCTGATACAATGATTACATGTAATAAAATTTCAAATGATAAACCTTTATATTTTATATTTAATTTTGTTGATTGTATAACTTATATAAAATATGATGAAGAGAAATTTAAAAAATATAAAACTAAAATGTTTAGTCGTGCAAGAATTTCAACAGATGAAAAATTACACATTTATATTCCAATTGAAGATTTAACAACAATATACAAAAAAGTGTAAGACGTTATCAAGTCATCTGTCAAGCTATACATTTTTAAGGGGTTCGGTATCCTTTTAATTTATCAATCTCTTGTTCTAATGCAATAATATTATATTGTTGTTTATCATTTAAATTTATTAATCTTGCAATTGTTTCTCGGTGTTCGGTGATTGATGCTTTATATTTATTAAGCTCTTGTTCTATTTTTTTATATTTTTCTGTTAATGCTATATTTGTACGAAGACAACAAGCGTTACACGGAAAGTCTAAACTATAATGTTCCATCTTTTAATATATATTTGTATAATATATTAAATTTATTATTTTTATAAAATTGTCTTTACTTATTTAAACATTACCGCGAGTTGGAAAAATCAGACCCTTAAAATACCACTTTATTCTTAAACATTAGCGGGGTTGGAAAAAACACCTACTAAAAATATCAGTTAGAAAAAATACCCCGTAAAAATAGATTAAAAATAGATTAAATATAACAATAATTTTAAAATTATTGTTTAATATAATATAAAAATAATCAAAATCACCCCCCCTTTTTTTCAAGCCCGCATTTTTACTAGGTGTTTTTTCCAAAATTGATATTTTCACCCCCCTCGTTTGCCAAACCCGCTAATGTTTAAATAAGTAAAGATAATATTTTTACCCACCTTATTTTCCAAACCGCCCTAATGTTTAAATAAGTAAAGATAATATTTTTACCCACCTTATTTTCCAAACCGCCCTAATGTTTAAATAAGTAAAAAAGAAAAAGAAAAAAATAAAAATAAATTAATTAATTCAAACTCCTCTTAATTTTTAAAGCCCTACCAAAATTTATTTTCCCTATACGGATTAAAAATGATGCGAGTAGTAATATTTTAATTTAATTTTATTTTTTACTTTTTCTTTTTATATTTTATTTTTAGAATATTTTTCTTTTTCAAATTCTTGTTCTGTTTTATAAGTGATATATTTATATAAGTCAGTATTAAATATATTTAGTTGTTTTATAATTTGTTGTTTAGTTTTTAAAGAACAGATTTTATTTAATTTTTCAGAAACATTTTCTAAGTCAGGGGTATAACTTAAATTTTGTTTTATATTTTGAATATTATTAACAACGTCTTCTATTTTAACTTTATCAGAACTCTCCATTACTAAAATAATAGTGTCTAGATCTGCATGTGCTTTAGCGACAATACCAACAGGACTATTAAAAAAGTTTAATAAAGTGTTTAAAAGATTTTTATATTTATCAGTGTCTAAAAGTTTATAATAAGCAAATTTCCTTTTTAATGCTTTGAATGGTTTTCCATCTTTTAATTTATCAAAAAAATCAGCTTTAATAGATGCGAGTATTTTTGGTTTTGTAATATCAGAAGGGATATAATTAGTAATTGCGGTTTTACCTTCTCCAAATTTAAAATAAAGATTTTCTGAAAATTCAACAAATACACCATCAATTAAACTGACAATATCAATTTTAATAGTATTGTCTTTATCAATTAAACTATCATTAAATGACTGTTTTTTACCATTTTTTAAAGTTTTAAATCCCTTTTCAATATCTTTTTTATTCCATCTGAGTGGTTCATTATCACTATCAACGCCACATTTAAAGTCAGTAATAAAAACATTTTTGTTTGATTCAGCTTTTTTAAATATATCTTTGAATCGGTGATATATATATTCTTGTCCTGATTTTAAGGATTTGAACTCATCAAATTCGGCTAAATCGTAATCTGAGTTATATAAAACATTTTTTAAATTAGAACTACCAATAACTTTATATTTGCCTTCAATAGTCATTAAATCAAAAATATTTTTAATAGTTTTTTTAAAATCTATTATATTTCTTTCAACAAATTTCATTAGTATATATAATATATATTAATAAATTAAATTACATCAAATATAAATAAGGATGAGGATTACTACTCATTCCTTTTGTTTTAAAATATTGTAAATGGTTGTTTATAAATCTTGAACCACCTTTTACTGATGCCGTATAACTTTGAACACCTATATTAATACCATCTGATATTTTATTTAAAGTGGAAAATAAAGATGATAACATTTCAAAACCATTTTCAATACCAACAATAATATAATTTAAATTAATAGTTTCCAAATTAGAAACAACTTTATTAAAATTAGTTATCATTTCTTCAACTGACATTCTGTCTAATAAATTTATATTTCTTTTAATTCTTCCATTAAATAAAATTCCAAGTTTAGAAATTAATGATATTAATTTTGTAATAGTTCCAATAATAGGATTGACACTCGGAACAGATGATGCAATAGCCCCCACTGTTTTACGTGTTCTAATTGCTTCCTCTCTTTCTGCTTCAACTGCTTCTTTTTCTGCTTCTTCAAATAAAAGTTTTATTTCTTCATCGCGTCTTTTTTCAAATTCTTCTATTTCTCTTTTTTTTTCAAGAGCTTCTTCTTTTACTTTTCGCAATTCTTCTTTTGCAATTCTCATTCTTGCCCTTGTTTGTATAAGGAGTAATGCTTGTTCTTCTTTTAATCTTTGTCGTTCTCTTCCCCGAGCCTCATCAATTTGTCTTTGAGCTTCTTGAGCTTGTATCGCATCTTGTCTTGCTTGTTCGGCAATTTCATTTTGTCTATCAATTATTTCTTGTTGTATTGCTTCAATCCCTCTTCTTACTTCTTCGGCGGCAACTTCATATTCATGTAATATTTGTTGTTTCTCTTCTTCTTTTTGTGCATCTAACTCTGCCAGTGTTTGTTGTAATTCTGATAATTCACCAGTTTCAATACTTGTTTCAGCTTCTCCTGCTTGTTGTAATACACTAATTTCTTTTTCTAATTTCTTTTTAATAGTTGCTTTTTTTGTAGCGGGACCAACTTGTAGTTGTTTTTTTAAAGCTTTAAAATCTGATTCAGACATTGCATCTAAATTATCTAAAATTTGTTGTAATTCAGTTATCTTTAATTTTGAGGGTGCTTCTTTTTCAGAAATAGTTTCTCCTAAATCTGTTGCAAGTTCTTGTTTTTTAGTTTTAATAATTTCACGTCTTTCATCTATTAAACCAATTAAATAAGGATGTATAACGTCTATATCATCATCAGCGGGAAAATTCGGATATTCATTTCCATTAGATTGAGCAGTAGTAATCATTGCCTCTTTTTCAGCAATTGCGGTGTCTCTGTCTGCACCAACGGTGGTAGTTTCTATTATTTTGGTTATATTGACAAACGCTTTTATTAATTCTTTAATATTAGTAATATATTGTTCTTGTTCATCAATTTCTTCTTTTAGTTGTTCTTGTTCTGCAAGCCCGCCTCCACTTAAACCACTGCCCTTAAAAGAATCTTGATTAGAAGAATGTAAATTAATTTTATTTAAAGATGGTAATTGTCCTACTCTTTTAGCTTCTTTATCAATAATATTAGAAAATGTTGTTTTATCAATTATTCGTCTTTTTGTTTCTCCTGTTGCTTGTCCTTGTTGGTCTTGATAATCAATTTCATCATTTTGTTGTTTAACATCTCTATTCTGAAGAATAAATTCTTTATTAAGATTGTCTCCAACGTAAGTTTTTAATTGAGTAATGTAAGTATTAATTTCAATTAAATTTGCATTAAATTCTTCTAATTCATTTTTAGGAGCAATACCACTTTCAGAAGGTGTTGCTACTTGTTTTAAATTATCAATAGTTTTCCTATTAAAATTTTGTTGTATTGTTTTACTTGCTTGAACAAAATTATTAGGGTCATTTTCTAAATTCGCGTAATAACTTAACATTATATATTATATATAATTATACAATATATAAAATTTATTTAATTATATTTAATAGATA